AATAGCAGCTCGCAGTAAGTTTTCTAGATCAGTAAGATTACTAACTGAAGTTACTGTGGACCCAAGACTTGGTACCGATGCGGAAACTGGTTTTACTTTTGGTAACTCGACTTTGTTCTTTGTTCTAGTTACTTTGGTTTTCTGTACAATTGGTGTATTGCTAGTATAGTTTCCGGAAGATTTGCCGTCTAACAGATGTGATTTAATATTTTCAGATATATATTGACGTAAACTCTTTGAAGTTACTAAGTCTAAAAGTAAACTGGCATTTTGTTTTATTCTAGTAGAAAGGGCTTTGCCTATTCCAAATGCTCGTTCTTTTGTAGCTTTTTGGAGGTTAACTGCTTGAGATTCCAGGGATCCTATCATAAGGCCTGACTCAATTAACATTTCTAACACTAACTTACTATTATTAAACTTTTTTCTAACAATAATGCGTGTTTCTGCTTGCCCTGTTTCTTTACTAAAACTACGCACTAATTTATCAGGTCTTGCGTCTTTTGGCCACTCTAACAAAGCCTGTAGTAATCTTGGACTTACTAGCCCCCGCTTTACTTCTGATGAACCTTGCTTAGAACTAATAACATCTACTTCTACGTGACCAATATTTTGTAACACTCCAAAGTTTTTAGCTAAATATGCTTTAATTAAGTTTCTAGGGCTGTTACCTAAATTATCATCAATTAAGTCTGAAAAAGCATCGTAATTAAAGTTTCCTTTAACGCGCTTACCAAAGTCACTTTGAATAGTAGTAAATTTAGGGGATATAATAAGAACGCTTTTATTTTTCTTGGATAGTTCTTTTACAACTACTGTTCGCTTGAATAACGTTTGAATAGTGCTCTTAATTGTCCCACTTTCATTAGCAATACTAGCATTTAGCGTAGCTAGAGTATTTGCTAATTCAGAACTATCAATATTTGGGAAAGTATTAATATACTCAGTAATTGTTTTCTGATAGGCTAAATCTAAATTATCAATAATAAGATTTGGACTGTCTAGGTTTAAAATCTGAGTCATATCTTGAATAGCTTTTGACTCTGGTATTAAAATACTTTTACGTATAGTACCTATATCCAAGAATAGAGTAAATGGTAGTGTACTATCTATGTAGCTACGAAGATCATTGTCTTTTTTAGTAATATACTGTTGAATATATGCATGGTCTTCTTTAACTAACTTTTTAAACCAATCAGCTGTGTAAAATGCCATTATGTATAATCCGCCACATAAAAGTCTAAGACACGTTTAATATGTGCTGGCAAGCTAGTAGTTGAGATGTATTCAATTTGCACAGCATTTGTGCCAGGTGCTTTGGTTGAATGAATAGCACCATCATTTTTGCGATAGTATGTAACCAAATCTAGTACTGCCAAACGCAAGTCTTCTGGTACTGTTTCGTATCCAGCAAAATAACTTACCTTGTAACCATTGATCATTGGCTTAAATCCGCTGGGATCAATTGCTACTACAAAGTCTCCTGTTGGTACCCAGTCTGCGAACTTTGTTAGCTTAGTGTAAGTTTGACCATAGTCTGTGCTTTGTTGAACACTGATAACCTGTGTAACGGGTGTTTCTTTTAAGATCAGCGAGCCGTAGCCGCCGTCAAATACTTCAGTTTTTGCTTCGTCGTAGTAGTCTACGAATGTGCGGCGGCAATATGTTTTTACTAGTTCGCTTACTTTTGGAATCAGTAGGTCGATTTCTGCATCTTGATTAGTACTGGTGATGCTAGCGTATGTTTTATATTCCGCTTTTGTGATTAAATTTAGTCCCATTTAGCATACCTTTCTTGTTTTATAAATGCACCAGAGTACATTTATAAAACAAGACCCCGAAGGGTCTTGCTTATGTAGATTAAGCTACGAAACGTAGGGCCGAAACTGCTGGGCCTAGGTTAGTTGTAACTTGAGTCATGCCAGTACGTAGGCTAGCTACCATAACACGACGTTGTGTTTCTACTAGGTCTTGTGTGTCAACACGTAGACCGCGTTGATTACCAACCAAGAAGTTACCTGGTGCAAAACAGATAGCGCCAACAGCGTCAGCAGCTTTGTCTGCAAATTCAGCGCTTACGATAACTGGAGTGTTACCAACTGCACCGATTTGACCAGTTAACAGAGTGGCTTGTTGACCAACTTTGTCGACTGTTAGGAAGTTTGTGTCTTCTAGCAGGTCGTAGTAACCTTCTGTGCTTACGATGTAAACTAGTTCTGAAGGATCTAGACCCCAAGCACCTAGGTCACGACGCATAGCTTGTAGTTTTGCAACTGTCATTTTAGCAGCATCGCTGATATCTAGTGTAACTGCACTGGCGATATCATAGGTTGCTAGACCTTTAACTGGATCTGAACCTGTACCTGCACCACGTAGCATAGCGCGGTCAACAGCGCGAGCAACACGGCGAACCATGGCGTCACGGATAACAGGCATAATTGCCAGTAAACTGTCTTCTTCTTCTTCGTATGCAACGTATTCGTTTGTGGCAACTTTGTATGCGTTTAGAGTGATTTCTTTTAGCGCGTGTGTTGCGTTGCTACCAGCTGAGGCTGTTGTACCGAATGCTGTGTTAGCCATCCATGTTGCAACACCAGCTTCTGGGTTCACAGGAATAGTCATCACGTTGGTTTGCATTGCAATACCACGTAGGTTAGGAGCAACAACTAAACGACGGCGAACTTCGTTTTCCATGTTTAATGAAACTTCTAGTTCCCATACATCGCTTGGCAGGTGAGCACCATACTTTTGTACCATTTCACGGCCAAACTTAGTGTCAGCTAGACCTTTACCAGCCATTTTAGCTAGGATAACAGCCTTTTCTTTGTCAGCATAAGACATTTCACCGGCTTTGCCGTCTGTGAATTGCATACGTGATTTTTGAATGGCTTCTAATTCAGCTGCCTTCTCTTTTAGGCTAGCTTCTAGGCCTGCAACCACAGACTTAGTTTCGTCGGCTTGAGCAGCAAAACGCTTCTCAACTTCGGCTAGTAGTGCTTCAGCACCAGTTGTGCTTGGTGTTGCTAGTGCAACAGCAGCTTTGATTTTTGCGTCTAGGTCAGCTTGTTGCGCATCGGCAGCAGCTTTTTCAGTAGCAGCTTTTTCTTGAGCAGCTAGCAGAGACTTAGTGGCTTGTTCGGCAGCAGCAGTAGCAGCGTCAGCCAACATTTTTTGTAGTTCTTTTGGATCCATTTTCCATTCCTCGTTAATTTCGCTTTTTGCTTCGCCGGAGGCTTCTAGCCCTTTAGCTGAGTTGCTTGGGTTAGCAAATTGCAGTTTGAAACTCTTAAATTCTTCGGCCGTGTTAAACGCCTTAGAAAGACTAAATAGTGTATTTTGATTAGCTGGAACACTCACAACTGATATTTCGTGCAGTTCCAGTTCTTTTACAACAAACAGCTCTAAGGCTGAATTATATTCCGCATCAGCGATACGGAAACCAATGCTAAAGGCGGTTAGCACGCCGTCTTTTACAAGACTAAAAACATCTCCAGCCGCTTTAGAGATTCGGGCTTTAATCCACAAACCTTTTGCGTCAACGCGATGCTCGATCATCCTGCCGATAGGTTCACTGTGATTGTGGTATGCAAGAATTACTGGATTTTTCAAGTAGTTCTCGACACCTTTTTCCCACACGCTGGCAGGAACAATATCACCATGTCTATCAACGTCAACTGTGGATGCATAACCTTCAATGGTTACGCTTTCATCAGCTTCGTCTGCGGCAGGTAGACTGCTCTTTGTAAAAGAACTGTTTATAAACAGTACTTTACTTTTATCTACCATAATACCCCTTTGTGTTATTCCTTGGCGGAGGCGGGACGTCCTCCAGTGCTAGGATTTGCGGCTGAACCTGCAATGTTTGCAGGAATTCGTAAATCATCATTGCCGGCTTTGGCTTCATAGCGCAACTCTAGTCGAGCTTCGTTGGCTGAAATAATACCAGCGTTTACCAATGTTGAGTGATATGCGGCAATGTCTTTTAATTCTGGCTGCAGGGCACTAACGGAGCTGGTAATAGCTTCTACGTCGTAACCAAAGTAGCGTTCTACAGCACTAATAAACTTGCGGTTCATTGGCAGTACTGTTTCTAAATAGAATAGTCGAAGGTTTGGCGAAATGTTGGCATTGTTGCCGCCTTGCAGCAAGATTGGCGGCACGCCAACAGCTTGCATGATTTTTTCGCCATGAGTTTTGATGCTGACATCAAAATCCATGTCACGGAAATTGGTTTCGGCTAGCTGATGTGGCTTTAGGCCTGAATCCAAGATCACTGGTCGCTTGCCACCGTTTTTGACGTTGTACTTTTGCAACCAGTAGGCAATTGTTTTTTCTTTGGCAACTTGCGACAAAGTATTGTCTGTGGTAAGTAC